TTGCCTTGTACACCTTGTCTTAGCCTTACAGTATTAAGAAGAACTGATTCTCCTTGATACGCCTGTTTCACCTCGGCATCAAACAAAGTAACAAAAGCATTAGTGATTGACTGTGCCATAGTTTACTCCTTGTTTAACACAAATTAAAAAAATATACTTTAGTTATCGAGGGAACCTCGGCTAAAAAAATGATGCACTTCCACACCAGCCAGAGGCGAATAGAACATTCGTTATCTCGGTTACAAGAATAATATATTTTTTAGGTGATTACAAGTATTATATTTCGCCAGTATCTATACTACCAGGAAAAGCCTGTGCAAACTTCTGTTCTACCTGTCTCCTGAAGGATGGATCTGACTTATATTTAGGATCAGCCACCATTTCGTACAGCTCATCTTGACTTGGCATACCATCCATCTCAACTGTAGCTACAGGTATCTGTTGCTCTCCATAATACTTCCTGACTTTGTTTAGCGCATTGATACCACTAGCAGTTGCAGCAAACACCTTGAACTCCTCAAAATCATCCTGTGACCATACGCCTTTGGAAACTAATCCTTGTCCCCATTGCTTAATGCCATTGATAATCTGTGGAGCATTTGGTCCTAGCTTAGAAGTTTCTTCTTCTACATTGATAGATGACTCTACCTCTTGCTGATCTGCCAACTCTCTAAACTTTCCTACAAGTTGATTAAAAGCCTCTTGACTTGGTTTGTTTGTGTTTGCCCAACTAATAAACTCTTGAGCTAAAGGATCTTCTTCAACATCTATTCCTTCAAATACATTTAGATCATATTCCTTGGGAGCCTTGTGTTTGCCCATAGAAAATTGTTTCTGTAGTTCTTTGTAGGAGTTGTTAAGATCTTCTACCTTAACGCCTTCTTTTGGATCCCAGAACTTATCTTCCAAGAAATCTGGCTTTTCTAAGACTTCATCTTCAGATGCAGGTTCTATAGTCTGCTCCTCTTGTGCCTCTACTTTATGAGGTATCTCTACGCCTTCTTCTACAGGTTGATCCTCAGATGTAGGAGCATCTGCCATTAGTCCTTCTTGTTGTAGTTCTTTTTCGTCATTCATGCTTTCGCCCTCTCAATTCTAGTTTGTATTTCTCTAATGATACTATTCTGTCCCTCTCTAGCAAAACCAAAGCTAGTATCCCCACCTGGTATCCAAGTTGGTTGCTGTAAGGTTTTGCTGATTAAGTATTGCAAAACTTTCTTACCTTCTTCTGTCTCAAAGGTTCTGGCAAAAGATTTATCAATAGCAACAGTATCATCTCTTAGTTGCATAGGGTTCTCATCAAGAACCTCTATACCATCCCACCCTGCCTTACTCATGCAGTAACCTCACTAGCTACTGCACTTGCTGGTTCTTGCATAGGTGGTTGGTCTGGGGATGCACCTTGTGGTGGCATACCTTGACCTTGCATAGCCATCTGCATACTCTGTTGCACTATGGCTTGTTTCTCTTCTGGAGTAGTTCTGAGATTAGATGGTATACCTAACTTGTCTCCTATGTAGGTAGCTATCTCATCTGGTTTCATCTCAGCAATTCCACCAGGTCCTAAAGCACCCGCTATCTGTACAAATTGCATTATCTCATTTATCTCTTCTAAGTTCTGTGCTTTTGCTAGTGGACTTATAGGAACTATCTTGACCTCTAGTCCATTAACTTTGAGAGGTAATTGTATCAATCCTTTCTTGTCCATGATAGATAGAACCCTAGCAACAATAGGAACCATAGTCTCTGTAATCAATCTACCGAAAGCAGATCCCATGTTCTGTGCTAGTTCTTTCATTCTTTCCACAATCTCAGTAGCCGACCTTGCAGACATATTGTCTGGAGGTAAGGTGTCGTCTAACAACGTCTTTTTAATATTCATTCTCAAATCATTGATAACAATTTGTGAGACGTTGAAATCACCAGAGCGAGGTAGTGGTGCAAGTGATGCTCCTTGTGGTCCACCATTTCTAGCTACTGGGATTATGGATCCTGGTGTAATTCTTATATTAGATGGATTGATAACTCCATCATCTGCTGCCGTATAAACACCTGCACAAGCAATAGATGCGTTCTTTAGAAGTAACTCAAGAGTTTTGTTGAGTGTTTTGATATCTGCTATAGCAGTAACCAAAGGTCCTCTACCAAAGACTTCACCTGCTACCTTCATATATCGTGAGACTACCCACGGTGTCTCATTCATTCTTTTGTATATTAGTTCTTCAGCAGTTTTCTCATATACCAAATGATAGCAGTAGTCTCCTCTTTCTGTGTCATAGATAACTGCCTCACACAACTCTACTTGTTCTTGTGGCTTTGTCTCCATAAGTTTTATAAGACTCTCTGGAATCTCTGCGTTTGGAAACTCTCTTTTGATTGCCTCTACTCGTAGCTTGTATTTACGATAAACATTATCTACAGTACCATAAGGTCCCTCCTCCAAAGCTATCAAGTATTGTGGGATAGCTGTGAACCTGATTGGGTTTACATCATCCCCTTCTTGTATCAGCATAACTGCTGTTCCAACACAGAGATCAAGCAGAAACTCTCCGATAGCCAAATCAAAGTTTGACTGACGAAGGACAGTAAACATTTTATCGAGGTAAATATCAAGTGCTTGTTGTACTTCTGCTCTTCTCTCTGGTGGAATATCATCCCCAGGTTCTAACCGACACCATTTCTTGTAGGGAGGGAACAAGCCTGATTGTATACGATTAGCAAACCTTTGTGTGGAATGAATAGCTGTACTGTCAAATACCATGTTCATTTTGTTTTGACCTGGTACATGACCTTCGTAGTATCCGTCATATAAGTTTCTCTGAGGGAGTGCGTATCTGTAGCAGTCCTCATAGATTGTCCTCCATAGATCCTTTCTGCCAAATGCTTTCTTGGCTCTATCTAGGACTTCTCTTTCATTTAATCTCATCATGTCTTTTTGTGCCTTTGTGCAAAGTTTCTAGCACTTTCTTTACTTCTGAACCCCCAAGCCTTGAGTGCTAAAGCAAGTCTTGTTGGTCTACCTTTCTCGTCTTTCATGCCACCTTTCATACCAGCGAATCGTGCAGCAAAAGAAACTCTCCTTGGTCCTGTGCCTGTTTTCTGTGGCGACTTAAGATTACTACCTTCTTTTCTTTTAAAAAAATCCCTTCCTGCTTGGTTCAATCCACCTTTTGGATTCTGATATTTTTTAGCCACCATTAGAATTGCTTTCTAAATTTAAAACCTACATAAGTTGGATTAACATCTAAGTCAAAACCTTTTTTATCGTAAAGAGGTTTTGTAAGATCCACACCTCTAGTAATTAACTCTTTTGCGTTGAAACCTAAAGTAGTATCCACCTGTGCTTTTTGTTGGCTTAGACCAGTATCACCTCTAAGCTCTCTTGCGTTTTTTAACATATTCTTGTAAATGCTTTGAGCTACAGCCTGTGATATACCACCCATAGACGCAACTCTTCTGTTGAAAACCTCAGTCAAAGAGTTTAGTTGTGCATCGTTTAATTTTGCCATATGCCTTACAACCTCTGGTCTTGTGCTTTTATCTTCTATTTTAGACAGAAGGTCCATTCCTTGTTTAGTTGTGGATATGACACCTTGAGTTTTCATCAGGTCATAGTCTGCTCTACGACTTCTCATACCCTCTAGCTGTAACTTAAGAGTAGGTCTTTCTTTATCTCTCTTGGCTCTTAGAACTTGTTTAGCTGTTTTTGCAGTCTCTGCACGAGCCTCTTTTAAAGTTAAAGCTCTGGCACTACCTTTTTCTCCTGTGCCAACGCCAGAGGTTCTAGTTCCATAAGTGTCTTTTATAAAGTCCTGTATAGACATTAGTACCTCATTAAACCTTTTTTTCTAGCAGAACGAGCTGTTTGTTTTTTCTTTTTCTTTTTTGTTTTTTTTGTTTTTGTGTAGTAAGCCATGTCTATGCCTTCTTCTTTTTATTTCTTAGCATGGCAAAGTCCTCTTTGCTAATCTTGCCATCCTTGTTGGCATCTAGCTTTGATTGTTTGCCTTTCATTGCAGGTTTCTTTTTCATATTATACATCTTCATTGTTCCTGGCATTATACTAATCCTTTCTTTCTTTTTGAACGCAACAGGTCTTTATCAGCTTTCCTTGCGCCACCTTTCCCTGTTACAAAACTTTTTACTCTTCCCATAGCCCAAGCCTGTGCTGATACGTTTCGTGAACCACTACTATAATATGCCCCAAGACCCCTCTTGTATACTTTGTCAAGTGTTGACTTGCTAAACTTTGAAGTGTAACTGCTAGGGTACTTAGGCATTTGCTCTCCTCTTGGATATCTCATCCATCATAGCTTTGGTTAATAATCCTTTTTTGTATAGTCGTCTTGTTCTCAATATCTCTGCCTCTTTTGCGCTAGGGTTCTTTGCGCCAGACAAATACTTTAGTGGCACACCTTTCTTTGACTTAGGAACCTTTGCAAACTTTCTAGCCATTCTCTACCTGACTTTCATCTAGTATTCTAAATTTTGGATTTCTTATATGCGTCACGCTCTACTTCCATCTAGTTTATTTCTTATAGGACCAATGCTTGATGTAGTCCTTGGCTCATCTTCTACTGGATTGAAATTCATAGACAATCCTCCTCTTGTGCCAGTTCTCGCATCTTTCTTCTGATCTGGCGCAGTTTTCTTTGCAGTCTCTTCCCTTCTGGGTGCTGGTGGTTCTGGTGGCGTTCTTTTCTTTGGCTTTCTAAATATACCACCCATTTCTAATATCTAGCTCCTTTGTCAGTTGGTGATCGTACAAACATTTGTGTTGGCACCTCAGACTCATCTTGTATACCAAGCAAACCTGTTGTTCCCAACAAAGATCTTGGATCTCTTTTCATAGCTGATCTCCTTGCTGCCATCTCTCTTAGTTGTTTCTTCTCAGCTGCATCTGCTGCTGCTTGTCTTTCTGCTGTGGCTTGTCTACTTTCCTCTATGCCTGGAGGAGGAGTGTATTTAGGTTTTTTAAACAGCATACCCATATTCTAATATTCCTTTACTTTGCTATATATTATCATATCTTTCTTATCAAACGTATATTTTCTTAGCACACCCTCTCTCTGGAAAGATATACTTTCAATCCATTTGATAGCTTTTATATTGCTAGATAAAACTGTAACATGGATTCTGTGCAAGTTCAACTCTTCCATTATCAGCTCCATAAATTTTTTTGCGCCTCTATGGAATATAAATCTATGCTTTCTTAGTAAATGCTTATCTGGTATCATCCAAAGCTCTGCGACACCATACCATTGTGGACTAACACCAAAACAAAGAACAGGTCTACCATTGTCAAGAACACAGTATCCATAAGCATCTCTCGTTGCACTATCTAAATATGATACATAATCTGGCATTTGATCAAGATGTGCTTGGTCATGTTCATGCAAATCCATAATATTTAACAAGTAAGAACGGAACGGAACAACTGACAGAGTTGTCCCACTAGTGTTGAATAGATACTCTAGTGTCGTCTCATTCATGTTCTTTCAGCCTCATAGCTATCTCTTTCCACAACACCCAGTCCATGTAGACACCAGGTTGCTCGTAATCTTCTACCAGTATCAACAAATCAGCAGATCCTTTCCACTTCTTGATTGTTGTAAACCCACCACCATTCTTTCTAGCCTTGACCTCACAGTTGAGTCCACCT